TACGACCTTTACGTGCTTTACGCATGATGTCACTCCTTGGTTGAGAGGAGGCGACCTATTTTAAGGGAAGGAAGCCACACCCTTTTCTTCTTTGCAGAGGAAACTTTTACCGTCTAGTCTTGCGACCACGCTTGTGAGTTTTGTACATAATGTACTCCTTAAATTGTTAACGACCTTGCCTGGCGTAGTCCCTCTGAGTCCTACCGCCAGACGCATTTTTAACACCTGACTGACTGCGTGTCAAGCTAGGCATGGATTCAGTTTTTTTGAGCGAGCTGGTCTGCACCCGTGGCTGGTCAGCTTTAGGTTGTGTCTGTTGACTTGTAGCCATCATCCCACCTTTTTGAGTTCAGGTTTCTCTTTGTGTTCAGAACCTTTGGGAGGAGCTGACGCTTGCTGTTGAGCTTGCTTGGCTTCCATCTTTTTCAAACGGTCTTTCAACAATTGTTTCATAGGTGGTTCTGTCAAGTCAAGCAGACTTTCCTTATCAATTGCACCCACTTTGAGGAGATTGAACGCCATCTGACGCTGGTCTTCTACAAAGATGGGTGAATTAGAGTGTGCATCTACTTTCACCACATAATCTTTGGTAAATTGCTCAGCAATGAACGGTAAATGGTTAATGTCTTTGAAATGCGTGGGATTGTAGGCTTGCATACACTTCATGTAGAGCGTTGCGAGCTTTTCCAAGCTGTCTTCAATGATGAGTGCCCTCTTTTTGACCCGTGATGAGCCTAAACGGGCCAATTGAGAGGCGTGACCTGAGCTACGGACTCCAGATTCGCCTTTTCCTTGTAAAACATTGCCAATACCGCTTGCTTCCTCAAACATTTGGTCAATATCCCGTATTTCAGAGAATAAATCGTTAGGCATGTTGGGTGGAAGCCTGTCTACCTTGGCATTGGGCATATCATTGCTGATTTGACCCCCTGCACGGTTCAAAGCGAACAGTTTTTCCTCAGAAATACCCGTAAAACCGATAAAAGCAGTGGGTGGATTGACTTGTTTGCTAAGTAAATCAAGTACGTCAGTGAGTCTGTTGTTCCTTAATTCCTGCAAATAGACCAGTCGCTGAACCTCGCTACCCCCCCAATAGTAGTCGTAGAGGGGGTTGGGACAGATTTGCACAAAGGGTAATTCGCCTTTTAAGAACAATTCGTCCCCAGAACGGTCGTAAACAATGATGTCTGGGTCTGCTTTGGTGACCACTTGGTAGTCTTGGGTATCGTCATTCCACACCCAAAGCTCGGTCATCTCGACTGTGTCCTCGGCAACCATTGCTTTATAACGGTTTTGCCCCGATAAATCGAGGTTCACATTACCGTAGAGTTGAGGATTGGTCTGCGACATCAGGATACGCTCCATGCCGTTCGCCACTTCAGTCCTCTCATGGACTACCAGAGACAAGCGTTTGACAATTGCATCCCGTCTAGGATGGTTGTACAAGCGGTCATAGAGTTCTGATTTGGTGATGTAGTACGTGTGTACCAGGGCTTCTTGTCGGTCAGTGTAGGTGGTATCTTCTCTGAGGACACCGATACACTGAGGTTCAACCACGTAGGGGTGAGGTTCACCATTACGCATGATGAGTTTGACAAAACAAGAGTTGTAAACCAGTGCCCAAGTGGTGGCTGTAGAGAACACTTGGTCAGCGTTGCTATTTAGCCACTCATCATTGAGAGCACGGGTCAATACGGGTACTTTGGCTTGTTCACTGTCGGGGACTGCTGCCCCCGTGTTGATAGAGAATCTGGTGGTTTCAGCCGAGTAAAGAAAAGACGTGAGCTGGTCTAGGTGAGGAAAGATTTTGTTGTAGATGGCAGGAGCTTGACTAGGGCCATTTCCAAACAGATACCAAGAGCGGAGGTTTTGGTAATCAGTCTTTCTTTCGTTGACAGAGACGGTGCATTTACGAATCAAGTCTAGATAAAACTCTTCTCTGTCTAAATCATTACTCGGTATTCTCATTTATCCACCTGTAAGTTTTGATGGTCTTTCATAGACCCGTTACCAGCAATTGGCCCATTAAGTTTACCAGTTGGTGAGGCTTGATTGGGCATAATACTCACAGCTTCATCTCTGACTGGCCTGAACTGCCCACCCATCACAGAGTTCATACTGATACCGCCTTGAGCACCCCACATGGCTGCGTCACCAGGGCGAGCCTCTCTGGGAGGAGCTGGTGGCTTAGGTCCTTGTGCCAATATCTGACGCTCTTTCTCAGCTTGAGCACCCTCAACAAAATCCAACTCTTTCTGTGTGAGTTCGTTGTTTCTAGTGAGATACCCTGTCTGGTGTTCACCTGCACGGGTACTCTTAATATCCGTCATTTGAAAGTCTTTGGCAAGCCCTTTTAGGCTTTCATCTGCCTTTTTTGTTCTATCACTTCTGGTTCCTACAGGCTTTAAGTGCACGATGGATATTTGTGCTTTGCACATTTTCATGGGGCACTGGGGTTCCCAAGCCTCAAATATGCCGTGACTTTCACAAAAGTAGTCTCTAAGAATTGCCATTTTTACCCTCTTTCATCTAAGTTTTTGTCACTGTAGTCGTGACGGTTTGCCATACCAACCTTCAATTTAATCCCGTCTCTGGTCATCACTAGCTTCTGACTGGGCATGTGGGGGCTGTACGCCTCTTTTCGATAGTCCACATACCGAGTGTTATCCCTTCTCTTCATCACCCGAACACGCCCCTCTTTCCACTCTCTGTAGGCTTTGTTAACCCTTATCTGGACCAACTCTGTCAGGGGCTGACACTCCTCTAGGAATACATCCCTGATATGGGCACTAGAGAGGCCACAGAGGTCCGCAAAGAGAGGGATGGATATGCCCCTATCCTTGTCCATTAAAAAGCGTTTAATCTGCCTTTTAAGTTCAGCTTTGGGGAGAAGGACGTTTTGATGCTCCATAGATGCCTATGTGTTTAAGGTAATTAGAAACATTCTTGCCAACAGCAATCTCTTCAGGAGTCATCGTCTCTTGTGACCTACTGACCTCACGGGTAATCTTCATCTGCAAGAGTCTGGGTTGCAACTGCTCGGCATACGCTGCAACAGCCAGTGCACAGGCTATGACCCTGTCATCTTTGCCACGCCCTGGTGCTCCAATAAACCCTTGTTCACGGACAATCCCTTTCATCTCATCCAAGGTGTCCATCGAGACAATGTTCATCATGCCACGCTCAAAATAATCTTTCATGTAGTTGAGCATACGTTCTTTGCTACTGGCGGTGGTTAACCAGTACATGGAGTTGCCTGGCCCCGTCATAGAGTCATTGCGTCTCCAGATGTAGTTGGTCATGGAACCCAGCACATCTTCCAGTCCACGGCCTAAGTCTCCAGTGGTATTGGCTGCTTGTCTCTTCAAGTTCTTCATCTCATTGATGACCGCCTGACCAGGGCCGTTAATCTCAAGGTTGAGAGTCGAGTTCTTGTAAGCACCGCCTAAGTGGGCAATGACCCATGCAAACTGGTAGGTGTTCATTTCAGAGGTGGCAAACTCGGCTACTTGGTCCAGACCATCAGCATAGCATCGGAACACCTGTATGCAAAATCTGTCGGCCCAATCGGAGCTTCCGTAAGCAGGGTCTGCTCCAATAACATAGTAAGCTGTATCGACTGGCTCCTCCCAGATTTTAAGAGTGGACAATCGTTCTGTGGATTTGAGCACTTCGGTGTCTTGGAACATTTGACCGAAAGCGTAACGGTAGCCGTCATACAAAACCCTCTTACTTTCTTTGGCAGCGTCTGTGCATCTTGAGTTAGAAAAGAAACTGGTCCCTGTCATCACAAAGGCATAGTCCTCAGTCGGTGGAAACTCCTGATACATCAGGCTTTCATCTTTGATGCCCTCAGCCATCTTCCACCGCCACCAAGCCATCTGCCGAGAGTTAATCTCCACCCCGTAGAGCTTCTTGATGTCCTTGACCCACTCTTTCTCTTCACCTTTTAACTTACCATCCCAGTACACCTTGTAGATGTTGGAGTCGGCAGGGACTGAATAGTATTCATTACGCCACCAGCCACAGAAAATAGCCCTCTGTGTCTTGGCTTTCTTAGCCGTCTTGTACATGTCGTGAAACATGTTAAAGCCCTGAGCCGTACTCTCAAACATGTAGAGTCTCTCAGGGTTCTTCTCAGCTAACGAGGCGATGAGAGAAGCGAGTCCTTCTTCATTT